GTCGTCAATCCTCGTGATAGCCTTCTGCTGACATTTCTCGATCAGCGGCTTCTTGTAGTGCGATTGCACCTTGAGGATCGCGCAGCATTCACTCATGGAACACCTTGAGTCGCTGCTCAGCCCGCTCAGAGACAACAACACGGTTCTCCTCCCAGATCACCCAAGGAGGGAGGCGGAGCTCTCCTTGGGCACGAAGGTCTTTCCAGGCAGCGTTCAAGGCGTCAACAGCCTCGCACATGCGAGTCGTTGCATCCTTGACGGGAGGCTGCACCTTGCGGATTTCGAGACCGAACAGCTTCATGATTGCCTCACGAACCGTCCGTCGAAGAACTCGGTGCATGGCCGCGTCCACCAGACCTCGGGTTCCCCCAAGGACCGATAGATGACGACAGGAACAAGATCATGTTCCTGTATGCCGAAGCCAACGATTTCATACTGCCCTCCTTTCCGATGGGTCCAGTAGCCGAACTTCGGCTGTGACGATGGGTCTGCGATTGTCATTCCTTGATCATCCCCAAGATTTTGTCGAACAGAAACTGCTGCATTCCGCGCGAGCAGTCGGCGTAACCCATCGTATCGTGAATCCATTCCTCGTAGATGGTGATCGCCAGGAAATCCCGACCGTTGTCGAGACACTGACGGGTGAACACCATCTTGCCACCCTTCGCCATAGCGAGGACGCCCGGCCCAAGATGCTCCACGAAGGTGAGCGCCTCAGGCTTGACGATGCAGTTCAGCTTGGTCAGCATCTCACACGCTTCCGCGACGACCGATGCCTGCGTCTCGGTCAGCGCGAACTCGGTATAGTCATTCACGTTCCGAACCCGTTTCAGCAGGTTTCGGTTCGTTTCCTTCAGCTGAGCGTGTTCGCGGAACTTCTCGATCGCATCGAGAAACTCCTCGCTCGGTTCAGCACAGTCGGAGAAGTCCAGGTCGTGTTCATAGAACTCGACATGGGGGTCCATCACCTTCACGCAGAACTCGGGATTGGCGATCCTCGGCAGACGCATACCGAGCTTGTAGTTCGCGTCCCAGACCGAGGCCAGCGTCCGATCCTCGGTCAGGCGCATTTCCGTCGTGAAATTGTAGGTGAAGCGGGTGGGTTTCAGCAGCTTCTGGACACGAACGCCGCGATAGTAGAGAAAATTGCTCTTTCCGCGATGGACCTCGATGCCCTCGCCGACAATCCACGGTTCGCCGTGCAGGAAAATCTGGCCGCGTTCGCCGTGGACCTTGGAGATTTCCGGCCCTTCGACCACGAACACCGTGTCATTCTCGACGAACACACCGCCGATGGTGCCACCCTCGTCAATGCAGTTGGCATAGAGTTCACGATACGCCTGCCAGACCTCCCAGTCGCGGCCGAGGTCAACGGTGAACCCAAGCTGCTCGTCGTCCATGTAGACCATGCCGAAGGTCTTGCCACGGATTTCCTTGGGCTTCGTGCGGAACTGGATGGTCTCACCGCCCGTGCGCAGGCTGACAATATGACCCGTGCGCAGGAGCGTCGCGATGGCATACTTCAGGCCGGTGCCGAAGTAGCCGATGGGGTTGTCCGTATCTTTCACGGAGACACCCATCAGGCGGATCACGTCAAGATCGATGTGACCCTTGTTCGAGAAATAGATAGCCATGTCTTTCGCCTCTCAAGGTTGGTAGCCATGCACACAGTATTGCTCCGGAGCATCTGGAAGACAATAGCGTGGTTTCTCATGCTGATAAATAACTGGCTTCGGGAAATCTTCGGGGTTCCCATACGCGCGCGTTTCTACTTTACCGTTGCAGAACGTCTGCTTCATATGGTAATCGCCCCATGAATAGACCTTGTCGAAGCAGTCGCTGGCCGGGGCTGTTGAGCACCCGGCCAGGACTACAAGGAGAAGCCACCGGCTCACAGGAACCTCCGCCCAAAGAGCAGGCCGAGCCCAGAGAGGAGAAGGCCAGCAGGAGCGGGAAGAGGGATTGCCGGAGGTTGAGGCGGCTCGCAGCACAGAACAGGAGGCGGCTCGCAGCAGACAACGACGATCGGCGGTTCCCACGGAACCTGAGGAGTGGACGGCGGCTCCCAGACACTGACATACAGAGGAGGATTCGGATAAACCCACTCGGTTAAAATCGGAGACGGAGGGATCACCACGGTCCAGTTCTGACACTCGTCCAATTTGGCCATGATCAACGTTCGGCCAGACTCGTCAACGAACGTGTAGCCCTCTCCATATTGGTCGTCGGTGAAGACCAGTCCTTCTCCCTGCCAATACGGCTTTCCGTCCTTGGCATAGGACATCTTGAGAACGACGCTTCCTTTCGGAATGATCATCCTCTCCGGAATACCCTCCGGAACCTTGAACTCCTTCACTGCCCACTCATAGGAGCAGACACCATCGCAAGGCGCTCCGCCCGGTGTATACGGGCGAAGAGTAGAAGCTGCGCCAGCGGTCGCGAGACACGCCAGAGCAACTGCGAGAACTATCGTCTTGGACATACGGCTTCTCCATTGCCACTCATACGCCCAGCATGGCCTTGGAAGGGGCAAATGACAAGTTCTATTTGTCGTAATCGTTGACGGGACTTCCATCCGGATGGCAGATATAAACTCCCAACCATTCCGTCCCATCTTTTATCTCCAGTTCGGCCTGATTGGCTCTGATCCAATCGTAGAACCGGGGATCGCGTATCCATTCGTAGCGGAAATTGAATTCCGTTCTCTCTTCTCGTATGAATGCTGCCCATCTCTCTTGGGCAGCGAACGGGATTTTCATCCCGAACGCCTTTCTGCACTTATCTTTGAGAGTTGCGTGATCCATCACGACGTCGGGATCAAGCCACGTTTCTCAGCGTTCTTGTTCCGCTTGTCCTTCTTCTGTTCACGCTTCACCATCGAGCGGAAGTTCTTGAACTCCCGACGCTCGATCTGGCGCTTCACCTGCCGGGACGGCTCGGTGGTCAGCACCGGAATTTTCTTGTTCGCCTTCTGCTTCTCGACGAGACGGCGACGGGCTCGGATGCCGCCAGCGTTCGGAGCTTCGGGGAACGTGAAACGAATTCCCCAGTTGCTGTCGATCAGACGCTGAGCCAGCGTGTAATCGTTGTTGATCGGACGGTCCCCGCGCTCCTTCTTGGGCTTGCGACGGAAAACGCGGCGGGCGAGGTGATAGACGAGCTTCATCAGAACAGACTCCCTTGTGCTGGTTCCATGTCATCTCCATCGCGCAGCCCAAGGAAGACCGGAAAGCGGGGTGCGTCCTTGGTGCCGACACGAAAGAACTTGTATTTCGCAAACTGACCTTTCAGCAAATGCTGATTGGTCCACATCTGCTTCCGCATCTCTTCAGTGAAGCCAGTGCCGATGCGGACGGTCTGGCTTTGCCATTCAGGGCCGAGCTCGACCTCGATGGCACCCAGCGTTCCCATAGGAACGAGGTTCTCTTGGTGACCACTGTGCTCGGTATATCCGAGAGCGTTGATGGTCGCCGGGTTCGCGTTGTGCATCAGCTCGTGGACAGCAACGATTTTTCCTTCGGTGTCCTCGAACTGCTTGAGCTTGATCAGCTCGCCATTCTTGGGAGTGCCGCGTCCTTGCTTGTAGAGACGATCGCCCTTCCTGAGGATCAGACCCTCGTGTCCTTCCTCCAGGCGCTTGGCCTCATACTCATTCAGCATATCCATATCGTGGACCATAGTGGTCGTCACAAGCTGGACCCAGTTGGGCCAGTTGGCAGAACGCTCGATCAGGGAGCCATAGCGATCATCATAAGACGAGAACGGATCATTCCAGATATCGAACACCTGGATGGTCGCATAGGCGATGTCGTCGTTGTCGAAAGACATCACGGCAGACGACGTCCGGCGGTAGCAGTCTTCGGCCGTAGCGTCACCAACGATGATCTCGCCATCGAGCCCAGCAAGTTCGTCTTTGTGATGCCGGATCAGGGATTGAAGTTCGTTGTTCCTGATAGGCTTGAGGCTGCGAGTGTAGGCGTAGCCATCTTCACCGATCAGGATGCGGATACCGTCCAGCTTGGGCTGAACCCAGAAGGGGAACATATCCTCGTTCCGCTCCTCCCACTTGGATGCGAGCATAGGTTTCATTCGTAAAGCGCCCTCATCGATTGGAGGATGGAAGTTTCTTCCTCCGGGGTGAGATCGAGAGCTTCGAACAGGTTGCGGTATTCCACGCGCTGCTCTTTCTCGACGGTGTGATTGACATGCTCGGTCACTTGCTCTTGTGTGACCGGCTGCTCAAAGAGCAGAAAGGTGCTCTGGAAGCAGCAGTGATGGGACACCGAGAAACCCACCATCCACACCAAATGTTTCTCGTCTGCCATTTTGCCTCCAAGTTACGATCAGACGTCACGCGTAGCCGCCAAATTTTTGGCAACTGAGAACATTATACGCCGCGACTGCCAGCCTGACCACGGGGCGCAGGTCAGGCAGCAATCGGGCGTGTCCGGAGGCCTTCGGAGCCGGTCCAGGAGCGCCATGGACGCCTGTGGTGGTGCCGGTGTAGCCTAGCCCAGCCAAGGCCCCTCCAGCGCGTCCACAGAGGTCGTTAAAAAGGCACATCATCCGGCTTTTCAAGGTCAAGTTGCAGCGGGTCGTCCCACTTGGTCTTGCCGTTCTTCTCTTCCCAGGATTGACGGCATTGATCCAGCGTTCCCAGATCGTAGAAGTTCGCCCGCTTCTGCACCTTCTTGGGCCGACCATCCCAGTCTGCCTCATCCACCGAAATCCGACGGGTCACTTTCTGAATATGTGGAACCATCCTGGAAAGGAACCTTCCAAGTGCAGTTTCGTTACCGCGACGTGTCTGCTTCCAAGTATCCATGTAAGCGACATAATCGTTGATAACATGCTCTGTCTGAGCATAACGCTCCCACTTATCGTCTGTATCGAACAGCCTGCCATCCTGGAGTTTCCGATACCACCATTCCTCATCGTAGCCCATGGACAGAAGCTTCTGCTCTTGCAGCGCGTCTGTGCTTGGGACATTGCGAACTTGGAAATTGCTCAGATCAATTGATTGCAGATAGTAGAGAAGGGCTTCGTAGCCACCATTCTCAAGCTGCTCACTGATCTTGCCGAAGTAGGCTGCGTTCTGCTTCTTACCCTCGCCAACATCAAGCACGAAATACCGGCGCTCGTCTCCGGTTGCACGAATGACGTGCGGGTCGTTTGATGCCATGATAACGTGAACGAAGTTCGGTGCAGCCTCGACATCATAGCCTTTCTTTTCGATAGGCAGAATGTCTTCAGTGATGAGCATCTTGAGAACACTCTCATGCGACTTGTCACCTGCAAAGAACGCTTCGTCAGCGTAGAGCAGCACACAGTCTTGAAGGTGGGCGTTGAAGTTGCCGACCAGATGCTTGGCGTTTGCGATGTGAATGAAATGTCGCCCAAAGAGCTTGCCGAATGTCCTCGCGAACCAGCCTTTGCCGGTGCCCTTGCCGCCTCTCATGACGATTGCAACTTCACCAGCAGACGCTGGCTCCTGGATAACTCGTGCCATCCAGTGAATGAGATATTCGTAGTTCGCCTCGTTACCGTTGCAGATGTTCTCTTTCACGTGCTGGAGGAACAGGCTGCAATCGCCGGGGATAGCTTCAACAGCGAACCCACGCCACAGATTGTAGACACCTTCCTTCTCCATGAGAGGCATGAACCTCATCGTATCATACTGGCGGCGCATGGGATGCTGGAGCCAATACTTCCCGAGAGGCATGGAGACATCAGCCCCGTCTTTCGTGGTGCCGACCTTAACCTTCTTGTTGAGATATCGTTGATTGATGCTGTCGAAGCTAGACATCGTCAGCTTTGTGCGATTATAAGTCTGCCCGTTGTGCAGCTTGAGATGATCATCGACCTCCTCAATCACCACACATTTGCCGCCGATATTGCCGATCACTGCATGGCGATCATTCATCTGCAACAGGAGCGGGTCTTCGCTGTATTGTTTCGCACGGAGAATTTGTCTCCGAGCATAGCGATCAGCACCAGATTTCAGCTCAAGAACACTCTGTGAAATACCCCAGCCGGGATCGGTCAGGATGCTGTAGATCACAGCGTCCGGCACGTTGCACCGAGCCAGCGAACACACGCAATCGAAAACCCAAGAGGAGCGAGAGTTGTCCTTCTCCTTGGGCTGATCCGGATGGTAGCCTTGTGCGATAATGATCTTCACACGATCAGGCACACTCCACTCGTCGAGTTCGTTCAAATCCTGGATACGCTCGATGTTTCCAGGAATATCGAGATGTTCGCTGGTTCCACCACCGCCATCCATCATCGATCCTGAGGATTGAACCCCAGCGACTTTCCTGAAATCAGAGATATCGTAGGATAGATCGTTCAGCTCAAGCAGTTGCGCCTCAACCTCGACCCTTCCCTTCTTGCGCTTCTGAGGGTTGGGGATATTGATGGTGCCGGGCAGTCGGGCGATACGATCCACGTTGAAGCAGTGGTCACCGCCGAAAATCTGTTCAAGCCGCTTGTTGTAGAGCTCGAACTCCTCCCAGCGGTTCTCTGTTCCTTCAATCTTGAAGGGTTCCTTCAATCTCCAGAATGCCCAATATCCATTTCCGGAGAACAGCAGGACGCTCGGCTTGGGCGTCCCCTTGGGCAGCTTGTCAGTAAGCTGTGACAAGATCATGTTCAGGTCATGGTCAAGACCTTCCTTGTCAGTCGCAGAACTGTCAATATCGACATGCAGCCAAGTTGCTTCCGAGATATCGGTCTTGGACGGCTTGGTTGCCAAGTCCCTGGACGTGTTATTCACAAGGAAATAGAGATTTCGCTCGCCGTTCTCGCGCTCAATGAATTGGAGGGTTTCCTGCTCATCACGGAATGTTCTGAACGTGACATTCTTGCGATCGGTAGAGATAGCGCCAATAGTCCAAGGTCCACCCGGCTTGAATTTCTTGAGAAACGCTATCGTTTTCTTACTATCACCCTTCATTTTCTGCCCAGTAGTTTACGAGTCTCTCAGGTGATGCCTTACCCAACTCCATCAGATTGAACCAGTAGCGGGAAATTCCAGCCTGATCAGCACAGGCAGAAATTGTCCAACCGCTGCGGCGGCGAAATATGAAACATTTCTCGTAAGAGAATAGTTCCCCGAGATGCGGTTTCTCGATGCTCTTTGCCTGACCTTCCTCCCTTTCGAGCTCACCATAGGCTTTCCTCGTCAAGCCCAAGCGAGCGCCAGCGCCCCCTCTGGGTCAGACCTTCACGCCGACGCCATATCAGAAGATGCTCTCCGAGTGAGAGTTCAGAAACTGCAAGTGCAGGAAGTTCACGAGTTCCTTCGGCTCCAGCTTCCCCTCGAACACCTTCGCCGCTTCCTGATACATCTGCGGTTTCGTCATATTGTCCCACAGGTTCTGTTCCTTGATTTTCGCGCCTGACCAAAAGAACCACGAGTTGCTGACCTTCGCGCATACCAGCGCCAGACCGCCCGCCCGCTCCCGTCTCCACAGCCAAAGCTGTTGATGTTTCGTGAGAGGATGAGGGAACTTGACCGGCCTTGTCTCCGCATTGACCGGCCATGTTTTCAGCCACTTGCATTCGATCCAACCCCACTTGAAATTCACATCAGGGATACCGATGCCAGTCTTCGGGGACTCGATGGCGACGGCGTCCAGACCCACCATTCTCTGAATGAGAAGCGAGCGCATTCCTGCTTCCGACATAGTTCCTCCAGATTGCGGGGTTGGCTTTTAACCCTACCCCGCTGACTCGGCAGTGACAAGTTCAACCTTTCTCGAGGATAGGTCTCACGGGTCCACGCTTCTGGTTCTGATACTTCCCGTCGTAGGCGACGGAGGCGGGCGAATCGAGGTAGTGGAACACGATCTGTGCGATGGGATCACCGCGCTTGATCACCAACGGCTCAGTTCCGTGATTGGTGAGCTCGAGCGTGAGCCAGCCGCACCAGCCCGGTTCGATCACAGTGTTCTGAACGGCCAGTCCCATGCGAGCCCAAGTGGACTTGTCATGCACGATGCCGAGGAGATTGGTCGGCATGGTGAAACGCTCGATCGTCGAGGCCAGCATGAACTGACCAGGATTGAGGACCATCTCGTAAGCGAGACCATCCTCGTCGAATTCCACACGGACATCATAGCCAGCGGGTCCGACACCGAAGGTCATGCCGTTGTGCTTGGTCCGTTCAGCGAAAGGCTCGAAGATGCCCATCGCCTTGATAGTCTTTCCTGACGCAATCATTTCTTGCTCCTGAAGCTGGCATAGGGATCATCTTTGAGAATGTTCGGCCGCTTCGGTTCGAACGTTCCCTGAGCACAGGAGGGACATTGATGGGTATCATTTCCACGATACTTCCAGCCCTCTCCTTGGGCTTCCTCCCATGCGTCCTTGAATTCACGCTCGCTGGACGCATAGGTTTCGCCGCATTCACATTCGAAGATCACGTCTCCGTGTTTGTCACGCGCAGAGGTCATCACGCCCTCCGATACGCTGCCAGCGTCTGCCACAGGTTTTCTTGGATGCGAGGTTCGCGCGTGGCGACCCACCCATCGGCGATGAGAAGCTGATGCGCTTGACGAACAGCCCCGGTGGAGAACCCGTTGATATGGAATTCCAGAGCGATCTGCTTCAACGGATACTTCGTGAGGCGCGGCAGCAGATCAAACTCGGCCCCTTCGCAGTCGATCTTGGCGACCTCGATATCAGGGTGTTCACTGAAAATGTGTTCTACGCTGACACAAGAAACTTCGATCTGGAAGCGCCCACGGCGAGCATGGAGAGAGGAGTTGCCGGGGTTCTTGCCGGTGTTGCTGAGGAACAGCGTGAGCGGCTCGGACGGAAGCGGGGTGAGCGCCGAATTGTAGAGCGTCACACGGTCGTGATATCCGGCCGTATTCAGATCCAGCATGTTGTAATTGTTCGGCTCTGGTTCGATGGAGACGACATGCTTTGCGCCCTTCTCCAGAGCCAGCTTCGTGAAGCAGCCGATGTTGGCGCCGATGTCGAGAACCACCTTGTCCTCGCATTCCAGAACACCATAGGCCGCATTGATCTCCTTCATGACATACTCGTCATAGGTATCAGCACGGCCTTTCATCGGCCCAGCGAAGCCCTTGGCCCTGATGTCGACGAGTTCACGCTCGTCGAATTCACCATCTTTGATCACACCATATTTCATGAGTTTCTCCTTTTCCAGTGTTTATCGCCTACAGGCATCGTTCCATGAAGATGTTTGTCTTGCATATTTTCAGACTTTGTGGCCCACCGAAGATGGTTCGGATTCACGCAACTTGGATTTCCGCAGTAGTGCGCAGCCTGATCTCTTTCACCTTTTGGTTCTCCAGGACAGACAATCCTGTGAACTGCTTCTCCTCCACACCAGCCATATCCGTCTTTATCTTTACCGTAAGGCCAAATAAGACAGTCATCGCCGGTATATTTCTTTGCTATTTCTATGAATTTCTCAGGTTCACCGTTCTTTGCTCTTTTATTTCTTTTAAATTCTGGTGATCCATATCTTAAATTTATCCTGTAGTGTTCTTCGCATAAACCTGTTTTTCCTCTCTCGATATTTTCACACAAATCTACTGAACATTTCTTTTTATACTTTTCTGGAAGATCTGTTGTTCCATATCTATTGTATCTTGCTCTGTGCTTTCCACACATTCCAGCTCTCAGATGCCCTGAGTATTCGCATCCATCTACTGAACATTTTCCAAATGCCATTATTCTACCGCCCTCAGTGAGCCCCAACTCTTCCCGACCTCGGTATCAACTTTAAAGGGGACCCAGATCTTCTGATCACCAACGGCACCAAGGATGCAGTCTCTCATGATATCTCCAGCCGCCTTGGCTTCTGCAACCGTGCCGAAGCTGCCGTCAGTCTCGTCGTGAACCTGCAATTGAATGAAGTGCCCGGCACGATCAAGTTCACAGATGGCCAGCTTGGTCTGGTCTGCACTGCTTCCCTGAATGATCCTGTTCAGCGCCTTGTGGGTGTAGTCGAATGTCCCATCATCACGGCGCTCGAAGTTCAGTCTTCTGCCCAAGATGGTGGTGACGAAGCCACGGCTTTCGGCGCGACTGGTAGCAGTTTTCGCAAGCTCGCGGACGTATGGAACTTCCTGGTCGAACTTGTCGATAATCGCTTGGCCTTCTTCACCAGCGGCTTCACGAATGTAGCCTTTCTGGATTTCCATCTTATAGGCCATCGCTTCGCGCTGTGTCTCGAAATACTCAACGCGCTTGTTCTCTCGCCAGCCGTAGGTGACCATCCATCTGGTCGGCTTCTTGATATCACGGCAGAGTTTCGGCCCACCTTCACCGTAGCACAGTCCAAGGAAAATATTCTTGGAGTAACCACGGTTGACCTTGTAATCGCCAGAATTCGTCTCCAGCCACTTCTCCACTTGGGTATCACCGTGGATAAGTCTGGTCATCATATCGTGGTTGTCAGTGTTCGGATCGTTCTGGTAGCGGAGCGCCGCTTCCCTTGCCCGAGGGAGATCAAGCACCGCAGCGAAGTGCGTCGTCCACCGAGGTTCCTGCTGAGAATAGTCGTTACAGCCCCAGATCGCTCCAGGTTCAGGAACAAAGATCTTTCGCCATTCACCGGCGATTTCAGGATCACGGTCAGGAGATGGTTGCTGCTGAAGGTTCGGGTCAGTTGCAGACAGACGACCGTAGCGAACGCCCTTCTGATCTCCCTCGTCGTCCTCTCGTGCGATCTGATGGAACTGGCAGTGCAGTCGGCCATTGACTGCATAACGCCTGATGCTCTGTGCGAAAGTGGTTCTGATCTTGTTGACCTTGCGAGCACGAAGGATCGCTTCGCACACAGGATCGTCACTTCCACCAAGCAAGAAGCGATCGATCTGCGGAGCGCCGGTGCTGGTCCGCTGCAACCTCATGCCGATAGCTTCGAGAGCAGGTGCAAGAGCACCGGGTTTCCAGACATCGCCGAAGCCGATGCGAACACCAGTGCGATGCTTGATCAGATCGAGTGCGTCCTGCTCTTGCCGTTCAGTCCACGCCTCAATCTGTGCCAGCTTGTCAAAGTCAATGGCAACACCACGCCTCCGCATACGAACCAGCACAGGCAGAGTTCTGGTTTCCAAGTCCCAAATCTGCCGGAGACCTTCACGGTCGATGGTCTCCTCTTGGGCTCTGAGAATTTCCAGCGGAGAAGCAACGTCCTGCTCTCCATAAGCGCCGACGTATCGACCCGGCAGACGCCACAGTCCTTTCTTGGGGTCAAGCCCAAGGGAGCGGGCAGCTTCCAGCAGGGTCTCCTCGTCCTTTGCCTGGATGCCGTGGCGTTCGCCGATATTCTTGAGCGAGTAGCTCAGGTGGAGTTCGTAGATAAGCGGATCTGCAATTTGAATGTCTCGGAATTTGGCGTCTTGATGCCAGTCGAATCCATCAGCATATCCATAGTCAACGTCGTAGGCGAGGTTGGCTCCGACGAATTCTCCATCAAAGTCCTTAATCTGTTCTCTAAGATAGCCGAGAACGCTTTCGACAGGGAGATTATCGCCTCCTTCATGTCGGAAGGGGAGATAGTGCTTTGGCCCTCCGTCGATGGCGAAGCCCCAACCGACTGTATAACCATCTCGAAGTGAGCCCGATCCCATTTTGTTTCCGATGGACGGATCACGAGTTTCGGCATCGATTGCAATCCTCTTGGCCCCCTTCCACGACGGGAGGTCCGACATGGAAGGAAGTTGCCATTTCGCCTCAGGGGTGAAGAACCCAAGCTGGAGTGGACCTCCAGAGTTGGGGTCGCTTTTCTTTCTGATAACCACGTTCAGTCATCTCCCTCATACCCAAAGGGAGCCGGATGCTCCGTGCGCCCCGAAAGGGGCTTTGTTGCGAGCTCTGTGGACGCGCTGGATGCGGGCGCTTGGGTGGTAGCACCAGCAGCGCCACCACAGGCCACGCCAGCCGGGGCAGCAGGGGCCGCGCCGGGGGTGGGCGGTAGGGTAGGGGCGGGGGCAGGGCTTGGCCGTCCCTGCCCCCTCTGAGCGTCCTGTAGCAAGGTGCGAATATGCTCCTTTGCCAGCACCAGCATTTCCTTCGGACAGGGGCCACTGAGAAGCTCCATGATGGACCTCTCGGCTCCGACCAGACCGTTGATTTCTACGAACCGGTCGGTGCAGACGCGGGTCTTGTAGCTGGCTTCGCGGTTGAACCTGTAGCCCGGCTCGACCTTCAAGATCGCCAGCATCTTGTCCACGTAGGTCATGGCTTTCCGAAGGTCAGCCTCGCCATTTTTCTTGCGCCACCGCGAGACATACTTCGTGGCGTTGCCGGGGAGGTAGCCCATGCCGATATCAGTGACCCAGTCCCAATGCTGATACTCGGCCTGATAGTGGTCGCCTCCTTCTTGGGCAACATAGCGATCACAATCACACATGCGTTTGTCGTGACCGCACTTATCGCAATTGGAGTGGCCCATCATTCACCCCCGATGTCGGACATCGTGTCCCAGGTATCGCTGCGAAGGGCGTAGTAGATGTCGACGATCTCCTCGGGATACTTGTGGCGATATTTCGCCATGTAGTTCTCGACGGCGGCATGTTTCGTCTGCATCATGCGATTGCCCATCATCAGCTGATCACGGACCCAGCAGTAGAACTCCAGCATGTCGAGCCCAGAGAGCCACTTGGCTTCGTTCTCGTCCAGGTCTTGGATGCTGTCGCTGCCGAACACGATCGTGTTCAGATGCTCCTCGTATTCGGTCTGCTTGATCCGGTCCATGATACCGGCGACCTTGGCAGGGTGCGGAGTGTCACCAGTGACACGTTCCGGGATATCATGCTCCAGGATGGCCCAGACGAGGCGGACAGGAGCATCCGGCCAGAGGATGCGCAACATGCAGAGCATATTGAACGTGTGCATCCCGACAGGGTGCGGACCGATCCCCGGCTGGGTGTGGGTCCGCTGAACGTTCGCGCCTTCACGGGCGAACTTGATCTTGGAGACGATGGGGTTCCGATCCTGATTGAAAGCATACATCGTCAAATCCTCCGCTCGAGCCATTCAGTGCAGGCCATGCGCCAGTCCTCGGCGATGATCTGGTCGGCGAACGCCAAAGCGTTCTGCATGAAGTTGGGATTGTCCCGGTCCTTCCAGGCGAACCACGACTGCCACATGGGCGTCGCCACCTTCTTGAAGAAGCGGTCCTGGAGGCCGATCACCGGGCCTTGTTCCATGAACATGGTCAGGTCCTGGAACCATTGATCGATCGGACCGTTCACGATCGGGAAGGCACGGACCTTGCCCAAGGAGTAGGGATCGAAGCCGACGCCATTCTTGACGACGTCACCATGCTTCTCGAGAGTGTTGTGGTAGGAATGGAAGTTCGTGCTGACCTGCCAGTAGGCTCCCATCGGAGCGCCCACCCATGCGGCCATGACTTCCTGCAACACTGAGAAGTGGACAGCGTTCGCTCCGTAGGCACCCCAGATCATATCGTTGCTGCGATTGAACACTGTCATGTCCAGCTTGCCATAGGGGCTGATGCGGAACGTGCAGATCAGGTTGCAGGGGAAGTCCTTGCCGTTCATGCCGAGATCGCTGGACGCGTCCCACATTTGCAGCACGACCCGCCGATCGTCCGGGTTCTGACGCAGCAGAGATGCGATGGTCTCCAACTGATCGACCACCCCATCGCCATACTGACGGTCGCCCTCGGCAGGCGGGAACCAGTTCCGCCAGCGAGCGCCGTAGGCACCATGGAAGGTGACGCCGTCGTCGGAATAGTTGGCGATGTTCGACGAGAACTGGCTGATCCAGGCCACGTCACGCCGACCGGCCATCATCCACAGGCTTTCCATGAAATGGAAGTAGGGGTTGGCGTCCCGTTCGGGGAAGAACAGCACCCGTTCCTCGGGCCGTTCATAGATGGTGGTGACGGGGGTCGGGAACACGCGAACAGGACCGTTGCGCGAGTCACGATCGACGCCGTCAACCTGCAACGATTGAAGCCCAAGAACAAGGGCTTCGCTCACGTTGCGGCCAGAGATGATCTTCATGCGAGAACTCCATATTGGTCGAACATCAGGTCTTCATATTTCTTGCGAATTGCAGGATCGTCGGTGCCGACCTGCATTCCGTCAAGACTGCCGAACGCCAGAGCGATCAGGTCTTGTGCGACCTGCCGACGATCGAATTGCCAGAGAAGTTCCCGGCCAGCAGCGATCATCTGATCAGCTTGAGATTTGTGCATGTGGCTTGCACGGATGACGATCTCGGCATAGTCCATGGCATCACGGGCTTCGCCGACATCGATGTAGTGTTCGCCGGCGACGAACAGTTCCGAACCCATGCCGCGAGATTGCGCCACAGGGACACAGCCACGGATCATCGCGTCCACGACCACGCGGTTCCAGTGACCGCCGACCAACGAGTATTTCTTGGACCAGGACGGATCGACGAGAACGCGAGCTTGGCTCAGCCACTGGTCGACTTCGGTTGTGTCCCAGTAGTCGTGGTGGACCATACCATTCGCCAGCGCAGCATCCCAGAACTTCTCGCCGGAAAAGTTGAAGTCAGGTCCTTCAACCACGCCGTGGAAATAGTTCTCTTTGCACTTGTCCTCGGAGGTCATGTATTGATATTCGATCCCCTTGCCGGCGACCTCACGAAGTTCGCCCGGAAACTTCTTGGGCATGTAGGCGATGGCCTCGACGAGTTCATGAACATGCTTCCACGCCTTGAACGTCTGCATGTTGACGAACCCAGGACGCTTGGCGTCCCAGCCGATGATGTCACGGACCGGCTTGTCCTGCGGGTTCAAGATCAGTGCCCGAGGGACAGTCAGGTGGTCGGCTCCGTTGAGAGCGCAGCCGTGGACGCAGGCGACCGCCGTGAGATGTTCCTGGATGTGAAGGATGTGCGGCGATCCGGCCTTGGCGTTGCCGTCGTGGATGAAGGCAATCTGCTTGACCTTGGGGTCCAGATCATAGAGGTCAGGCCACTTGTCGTTGCCGAGATGCTGCTTGTTCTTGGGCGGGACCGGCACCGTCCAGATGACCATGTCGTAGCCATTCAGGATTTGCTGCGCAGACTGAACGCCGATCGAGGTCTTGTAGGGAATGCGCTGTTCGCGCTTGAAGTTCCAGCCCTTGCCCTGATGGAAAGGAATGCCGCTGGGACCGAGTTCGGTCGGACCGGTGCGATTGACGGAACTGACGCGATCAGCGTAGACCAGTTCCCGAAAATCAACTCGGTGGCCCAAGTCTTGCAGGCCACCGATCAGTTGTTCCGTGTGGTTGATAATGCCTCCGAGGTCCATGCAGGAATGGAGGGCCACGCATATTTTCATATCGAGCTCCGGGTTATGCGGTATGAGACAAGCATAGCTTGCCGGGTGGCAAAAGACAACTGCTAAGTGTCGTCGTCTCTGTCATTGTTAAGTGCCATCGCCTTCCCGAGAATGATAGCGATGGCAAGAACCGGACCGAAGCCCGACAGAATAAACATGAAGAAGGCCTCCGCTGGGGAGACCTTCTCTTTCTTGTCAGCATCCATTTGCTTGGAATACCACGTCAGGAAGATCGCATACCACACGAGCCACCACAGCGTGATCCAATACCAGATGCCCCCCACCCAGTCCAGGCTCATCGCGCTTTATACCTCGATCTCGGAGTCCCCTGCCCAAGACGGACGCGCTCATACTTATCGAACTCGCACAGGCCGAATTGGATATCAGTCGGGGACAGTTGTCCATACTCGGCGACAGGCCAGTAGCCTTCTTGCCAGAATGCAAGGTCCGAGATGATGGATCGGGCTTTGCTCTCGGACATACGAATGCTGACGTCGTAGTCCTCGAACAGGACGCGGCCACACCCACGAAGAGCGCCGGGTCCGATGGGCGTCCACTGCCACCAGTCTCGAGGGAACGAGAAGCGCCCGTCCTTTGGGTCATCAGTGACATCAGCCCAGAAAGCAGTGTAGGTCGTATCGATCAGAACTTCCTTCGCCATGAAGCCAGTTCCGCCGAACCCGTTCAGCTTTCGCATTTCCGTTGCGACCTTCTCCCAGCTTTGGGTCTTGGTCGCTACAGCCAGAATGGCCGGGATTGCCGCGTGTAGACCCTTGAGAAAGTAGTCGACCACGACCTCTTGCTTCGGAGCAGAAATGCCTTGGTTCGTGATGACATAAGCTCCTGTGAACACACGCTCACGGTTCTCAAGTCGTTCCTCGGCCAGTTCCTTGATGCCCTCGAAGTCGAAGTCGTCATAGTCCTGCCACCCCACGGCTGCTGCGAATTCCCATGTCCCGAAGTATCGGAACAACGCACAGTTCATGAGAACTGAACGCCGGTCATCCAAGAAGTGCGGATTGTAGAAACGCTCACGAAGCTCCCTGCTGGTCCGGTCATGATGACGCCGGACGTTTGTGAACTTGTAGGCCGAGAGGATTGGATCGTCAGTCCACTTCAGCTCATCGAACCCAACGGAAAGGCCCGCCTCCTTCCGGAGACGGACCTCCTCACGTTCCTTGAGGTAGTCAAAGAACGCGGCTGCACGAGGCAGTTCCACGAGGATCAGCTCGCGGGGGTCTGCGCAGCAGCGGCCTTCTTGGCGTCGGCCTCGGCCTTGGCGGCGGCTTTCGCGGCCTCCTTCTCGGCCTTGGCCTTCTCGCGCTCGGCCTTCTTGGCGGCGGCTTCTTCGGCCTTCGCCGCCTTGGCCTTCTCGCGCTCCTCGGCCTTCTTGGTCTTGGCGAGGTCGGGGTCTTCCAGGCCGTGCTTCGTATACCACGCGGCACGGCGCTCGGCATATTCGGCATCGGTCGGCTCGACGACCTTCATCAGGCCCTTCGCTTCCCAGTTGTAGATGTCCCAGGCGAGGGTGCCTTCGCCCTCGATCGCGTCGATGACCAGCATCCCGTCCTTGTAGTTCGGCCAGCGGTGGGCGCGATCCTGCGAGCCGTCGTGCTGCTTGATGATCTCGACCTTCGAGAACATCTTGCGGGTCGGACGCTTCACATACTGGGACGCGGCGGGCTTCGCCAGCTTGCGTTCCTTGGGCTCTTTCGGAGCCTTCGGCGCCTTGGCGGGCTTCTCGCCGGTGGCCTCGCCACCTTCGCCGGCCTCGGACTTCACGGTCTCGTCGAACTTCTGCAGCGCCTTCCAGGTCTGCTCGACCGCCGTGTCGTGGTCCTTGAAGTTCTTGATGCCGGCGACGCCGAGGTTCGAAGCGACGGTGTTGCGGAGGGTCAGAAGGTCTTCGTCGGTCATGCCGGCGAGGTCGGCCTTGTTGTATTCGTTTTCGAGAAACTTGATCTTGTCGGTCACAGCTGACTCCATTTCTGCGGTGGTATACCTTGACAGCACATGCCGCCAATGTTCGAAGGTTAGCCCATCGACGCACTGACGGCAAGCACTATTTGTCCAGGTCGCCGCTATTTAATCGGCGCAGGCACCGGTCTTGCGGCCGAACTCGTCCAGAGTGCAGGCTCCGCTGAACCCGTCCTCTTCCTGAAGAGCCATGACCTTGGCCTGTTCTTCGTCTTGGGCTTCACTGCCGTCGACCGCCTTGATCGGCTCATCGTAGTTCCCAGCCGGACGATAGGTGGTGCAGCCTTTCGCACCATTCTCCCACGCCATGAGGTAGAGTTCCTTGAACTCGTCGAACTTGAAGTCCGTGGGAACATTGCAGGTCTTGCTGACGGCGCTGTCGATATGGCGCTGCGCCGTGCAGAGGACACCGACGTGCTGGGCAGCGGTGATCTGCCCACCAGCCACGGTCCGGCCCTTGACGCCCAAGTAGGCGACGCCATAGTCCGGGATTTGCACCGTCTTCATGCCGTCCTTCATGATGACGTTGCGCTTCTGCTCATAGGCGATCACAGGCTCGATACCGGACGAGACATTGTCGGCATAGAGCGAGATGGTGCCAGTGGGAGCGATCGAGGTCAGATGGCTGTTCCGGATACCATACTTCTTGATCAGTGCCTTGGTATCATCCCACAGACCGCGAATGAAGTTGCCCTTCATGTAGCGCTCTTCGTCGTAGAGTGGGAATGCACCCTTCTCCTTCGCCAGCAGGGCCGATGCCTGATAGCAGTGGTTGGCGATGAATTCCATCAGCTGATCTTCGAAGGCCAGGAAGTCTTCGCTGCCGTAGGGATAGCCGAGGGCTTCCAGAGCGTTGGCGAGGCCGGTCACACCGAGACCCATGCGCCTCTTCCTTTGGGCTTCCAGCTTCTGCTGCGGAAGCGGGTAGCGGCTCCGGTCGATGACATTGTCCATCGCACGGACGACGAGCGGGATATCGGAGGCGAGAAGATCCCAGTCGAACGAGTAGGAACCATCGGCGTTCTTGATCAGATATTTCACCACGTTGAAGGAGCCCAAGAGGCAGGCACCATACGGAGGAAGCGGCTGCTCGCCACAGGGATTGGTCGCCGCGATCGTCTCGCAATACCAGAGATTGTTCATGCGATTGATCGTGTCAATGAACAGGACGCCCGGCTCGGCCCAGTCGTAGTTCCCACGCATTATCATGTCCCAGAGCGCCTGGGAATCGACTTCGCGATAGTTCTTGCCGCCGAACTTCAGCATGAACGGCTTGCCAGTGGAGACACATTCCATCAGTTCGTCGGTGACACCGACCGACATGTTGAACCCACGAAGCGGGCGCATGTCCCAGGGAATGTCAGGATTGGAGACCTGCTTCGCCCGGATGAACTTCTCGATATCCGGATGGTCGCAGCGAAGAACTGCCATCTGGGCACCACGACGGTTCCCTGCCGAAGCTGTCGCACGACACACGCTGTCGAAGATGTTGGCAAAAGCCAGCGGGCCGTCTGTCACGGACTGGACACCACGGATGATATCGCCGGAGGGACGCAGCGTGGAGAAGTCATAGCCGACACCGCCTCCCTGACGCATGGTAATCGCAGCCAGTTTGGCGACGTCCATGATGGACTCGGAGCTGAATGCGCCGGTGCCCTTCTCGATCATGCGCTCGGCTTCGGTCGGGCCGTCGGTGAAACTGTCGTGAATGGTCGGCATCACGAAGCAGTTGTAGAGCGTCACGTTCTTGAGCGAACCTGCGCCTGCGAGAACACGACCGGGCGGAGAGAACCGCTGGTCCATGATCGTGTCACGGAAGCCCATATAGTGCTCGTGATTGTCCTGGAGGAACCCAGCGACGCGGTTCATCGCTTCCCTGTGGTTCTCGTTCTCACCGCGATATTTTTCCCCGCCGATAGCGTCGCAGTATGGGTTCTGTGGTCCGACCATTCGTTTGGTCTCCTGAGTGCGCATGAGTTTCCCTTCGCTACATTCTGACGACCGAGACCTTCTCGGCCGCACGGGTTATCGCAGTGTAGAGCCAGCGGTTTCTCTGCTGGCGAAACACTCCCGACTCGTCAAAGACGCAGACACTGTCCCACTGGGAGCCTTGCGACTTGTGAACTGTCAGGGCATATCCATAATCGAACTCATGCGCCTCAGCGCGGAGCCAGTATTGTTTCTCGAGCTCTTTACCTCGTCCAAGGAAGTGATGCTCCAGTGCGGCGACGCTCACGCTCATCGGATTGTCTTCAGGCTGGACTGACATGTGAACTTTGCCGTCCATCACACCTTCGACATCGGTGACGTTAAAGATTGCCCCGTTTAGCAAGCCTAGCTCACTGTTGTTTCTAAGGCAAACCAAACGGTCACCGAGGACAGGGTAGGGATCGTAGATCTCATGGAGCTTGCGCATCTTCATGTTGCTGGCGTGGCGCGTCACGTTCTTGCCCACCAGAACTTGATCGTAGCTCAGCATCAGCTCCTTATCGAGCTTCGTCCCTCTTGGGTAGACGTGGCAGTCTCCACCCCAGTCACCGAGACGCAGAGGTTCATTGTTGCGAACCAAGGTAGCCATTCTCAAGATGGGAGACTCTGCTGCTTGACGGTGAATTTCATCAAGCATCACATCGGGAGTAACCCCTTCGGTGAAGTAACCAGCGCCGCCGACAGGAGGAAGCTGGGCAGGATCGCCCAAGACAAGGACGGGTGTCTTGAACGACAGAAGGTCTTCGCCCATTTGAGCATCAACCATGGAGCATTCGTCGATGACGACCAGTGCAGCTTCCTTGACGATGCTGTCGCGGTTCAGAACGAACATCGGCTGTGAAGCGTTCTTTGCCTCTTCCTCGATGTCCTTGCGAAGCGATCGCACTTTGGGATGCTGATCGATGAAGTCCGCCGTCATGTCCTTCATCTCAGCCAGCAAGTTCTCCAACTCGAGTTCGAGTTCTTGCAGACGTGCCTTGCTCTTGTCTCTGCTCCGATAGATCAGCGAGTGGATCGTTGCAGCATTCTCGCAGCCCTTGGTCCGCAAGACGTGAGCGGCTTTGCCGGTGTAGGCAGCGAACAGGACATCGCCATCGATGCCTTCTGCCAGATGCCTTGCGAGCGTGGTTTTTCCGGTGCCAGCATACCCAAAGAGGTGGAACACCTGCTTCTCGCCGTTGCGATACCAGTCGTCCACAGCACGGAGTGCGGCTTCCTGTTGTGGTGAAAATCTCATGGCCCCTCCTGGACGAAAAAGGGCGGGGAGTTAACCCCGCCCTGATGACGCCCGTCCTGTGATCAGAACGGAATGTCTTCGTCGTCGCCAGAGGAGCCACCACGGTTCTGACTGCCGCCGCCCGAGGAACTGCCCTCGTCGTCGCCGCCGGTCTTGGCGATGGAGTCGAAGTCGGCACGAGCCAGCCCGTTCTCGATCATGTCCGCGAAGTCCTTGGCTTCTTTCAGGAGAGCCATGCCTTCCGGCGAGCCGGGGTTGATCAGCGACAGACGCCACGTCTCTTCCATCGGGCTGATCTTGTAGTTGTAGAACGTGCCGGAGTCGTTCTTCTGCTTCGACGTGCTGATCTTGCAGCGGTTGGCGAAGATCGGCGGCGAGCCCTTCTGGGTATACATCGCCGTCATCCAGTCCTTGTGGACCTTGATCTTGGTCGACGAGAAGCTCAGGACGCAGTAGCCCTCGGTCTCGGTGCCGTCCTCGTTCATGATCAGGCAGTAAACGTAATAGGTCTCCACCAGATCATTGCCGCCCGGCGACTTGAACGGGATGCGCTTGCCGTCGGCATCCTTGGGCGGAATGCGCGAGCCGCCGTTCTTGGCGATCGCATCCTTGTAGACCTGCGAGTCGAGCTCATGCCGATCGACGAGACCGCCGCCCTTGGTCCGGGGAACCCATTCGACGACCGCCGCTTCCTTGTAGACGGGGATCACCACCACCGGCTGCTTCAGGATTTCCTTGGTCACCGAGTTGACCAGATCGCCGGCCTTGCAGCCCTCGATCAGCTGATCCTCGACCTCGGGGGAGTTGGATTGCAACACGTTGATGAAGGGAATGGAGAGATCGGTGATCTTCGTCCCTTCGAAGCCCGCGTGGGCGTATTCACCGTAGTCGAACGACTGCGCGACTTCGGTGCCTTTCGTGGTCGCTACTTCTTTGCCAGCCATGATGGCTCCTTTCGGCTATAGTTGAGCACGGTATTTTGCCGAACGCCCCGTGCGGCGTTTTTCTCTCGCGAGGAGAAACCTAGTCGAGCTCCTTGATCTTGGCGGTGCGCTGCCGGAAAATACCGAACGTGTCAGTCGGCAAGTCGACGCCTTCACCAAGCTGCTCTTTCACCCAGGAGTTCAGGGTGGCGTGGTGGACCGTGTAGTTGGACTTCATGACCAGAGGTCCGAGCTGAAGTGTGCCGATCATTTCGATGAACTTCTTGCAGCGCTCCTCGTCTCCTTTGGGGAACTCGAAGGAAACTTCACGCTTCACGATGTGGCCGTAGCCATTGTCATCGAGCCACTTGATCGCAGGCTCACGCTTCTCACCAGCGATGCTGGACCTGATCTCTTCCTTGACCTGTAGCTCGCGCCCGTCGCCGAGGTTGAACTTGCCTTCCATGCCATCCGTGGCCTGCGGCAAGCGGACCTCAGCGATGTCCTTGCGCTTGGTCTTGGCCGCTTCCAGCGCCGCCTCAGCAGCGGCTACCTCTGCATCGGCCGCTTCGAGCTCGTCCGCCAACGTGCGCAATACAGCAGTCAGATTGTCGGAAGCCTTGTCGTCGCGGAATGCAGCGTAGTCATCTTGCATGGTGTGGACCCCCTTATCAGCCTAGCCAGTATGCCCCGGCAGCGCCCAAAAGACAAGTTCAATATATCCTGGCGACAATCTCCGTATACTCGTTATGTCGTCCACTCCATTGAAGAAGACGCACGTTTCCTTCATTGTAGTGAGCGGCAATCGTGGTTGCCATTCCGATAAGACCGGGATTTCCGATCAGCAGAAGGTGATCCTTGTCGCTGAAGTTTTTCAGCTTCTCGTGCATATCACCCAAGACAAGCTCGGGGTTGAACGGGTTCGCTGAAGGCGACAGAAGATAGATGATGGCCCCCCAGCGAAGGGCCTTGTTGATCGACGTGAAACGAGGGACGAGTTCCTTGCTCGTCTGATCGAATCTCATCTGTTGTTGAACTGCGTAGACTGTCATCAGATCCACTCCTTGAGAGCATCACCGAGGATTTCTGCAGATACGTTTCGCTTCCCACGAAGGTTGCTGACGATATGCTCGTCGATCGGTGCATCACTCATGATGTCGATGTAGTTGACCGGATGCTCGTCCATGCCACCACGATGAGCGCGATCTTCAGATTGAAGCCTGTCAAGCAGGCGGAAGGAATTCGAATAGTAGACCATCGTCTTGGCCTGTGTCAGCGTCAGACCAGAGCCTCCCTTTTGGGCATTGCCGACGAACCATTGAACATCGCCGCGTTGGAATGCGAGCTTGTTCCGTTCGGCTTGATCTTCATCGACCCGGCCATCATAGCGGACAGCCTTCTTGCCCAAGAGGTCCATCAGCTGATCGATATCGTGCGAGAACCGCGCCCACACGATGCCGGGAGTGAAGGTCTCATCACGGATTTGTTCCATGGCATTCATGCGAGGGTTCTTGTCCGAGAACATATGGACAGGTTCGTCCTCGCCGACAGGAACATAGTTGCAGGCGATCTGCTGATACCGCAGCAGAGCAACGATCGGCAGTTCTGCAGAGATCACATGGTCACCGATCTCCAGCATCAGGTTCTCACGGAGTTCCTCCATGGCGACCTTCTGCTCACTCGACATTTCGAAGTAGCGTTTGGAGTAGAGCTTCGGCGGCAGGTCGAGAACATCGTCCTTGAGCACCCGATCGCTGATTTCAGCGAGCCACGCCCCCAGCTTGTCGAGGTTCTGATACTCGATCAGCTTGTCGTAGCCGGGATCATAGCCTTGATCTCGTTTGCACTGCTCGGCCGTATACCAGACACCGAAATAGTTCCGGAATTCGACAGAGCCGTGGATACCGTGGTTCTTCCAGAAATACTCGTTCAGGAACTTGATCTGGCTGTAGATATCGAACGGTCCAATGGCGACAGGAGTTCCCGTGAGCAGTCGCTTCATCTTGGCGTATCGCCCAGAGGCGATGATGCTCTTGGTCCGCTTCGCGCTCGGGCTCTTGATATTGTGAGCTTCGTCGAGAGCATACATGACCTTGCGGGTCTTGAGGAACTTCCAGACAAGTTCCTTGCCTTCTTTGGTCATGAACCCGTTGTAGCTGATGAGCAGCACCGAAAGCCCATCATGGGTGAACAGGCTGTTCATCGCCCGCTTGTGAGCCTGCGTCGCCTTGCGAGCGGTGCTGAACACTTGGATGCGCGTTTCGAGAGCGACATCAGGCGGCAGGTGTTTCGGAAGTTCGTCGGTATTCCAGTTGCGCTCAACGCCGGGAGGGGCGACGACCAGCAGGCCATCGATCTCACCTTGGCGGAACTTGATTGCGACAGTGTCGATGACCGGCTTGGACTTCGCGGTTCCCTGCTCCCACAGGAGACCCCAAGTGGCATCGTCCACATGCTGCTGAAGATGTTTCAGTTGGTGCTGAAACGGATCGATCTGATGATCGTAGTTCGAGACGTCGGTAGTCATTGGTTCTCCTTTTCTACAGTATATCTTGGTGACACTACCTGACAATACTTAGATTGCCAGTGTTGAAGTAAGTGATGTCACCAGTTTTGCCTTAGTTTACAACCATTTACTTATCTCTGACAATACTTGACAATACTTACAATACTAAAACCCTAGCGGGGTGATACTGCAAAAGGCTGGCACCTTGGGCACAGGTGCTGCCAGTAGCGCAAGTGATGTCATGGATACAATCTGCCAGCCTTTACAATGGGTTGACTTTTTGTCCATGACATCACCTGACATCACTTTGCCAGCTTCTTGACCACCACGAAGGCCACCACGAGGGCTGCGATAATACCGATCGCTGCCGCTGCGTATTGAAGCGGACCATCCGGAAGCGCAGAAGCAGAGGCGATTGCACCGGGAACGACACCACCACCGATCTTCGCAAGGTTGTCCATATTGATGGATTCTGCTGCGCGAACGGTGACTTTCGTATCCTCCTCCTCGGCCTTGCCGGGTGCTTCCATCTTGGGCGCAGCGATGTCAGTCTTGCCTTCGAACAGCCACACGCTGCGATCGATCACACCGCTGTCTTTTCCCGCCTGCACACCTTCGACGATGTCACCCATGACGCGCCGGGTCCAGCCTTTGCCGAACGTGGAAAAGGTGGACAGAGTCTTCATCCAGTTCCAGCGTTTGAGGCAGAGAGCCTCGATGAGACCCTGAATGTCGTTCTTCCGCGAAATGGCACCCAGAATGACGTTGCCCATCACGCCGTCCTGCGAGACGCCCAAGAGAGACTGAAGGAACTTGACAGCCTTCGCGACACCGGAGTTGATGGCGAAATCATACATCGCATAGTCGAGACCAGCGGGCAGGGCGTCGCCGAATACGCGATCCCAATATTGCTCCTTGTAGATTTGCCAGACCTCGGCGTTGGTGATCTCTTTCACCGAACGACGCGGCAAACCCATACGATCACGGAAGCCGTCGTAGGTGCGCTGGATCACACCTTTGTTCGTGGCTCCGCCGGGGTCCTTCGGATGATTGACATAGCCACCCTCATGAACCAGAACCCACGTCGTGCATTGATCGAAGTTCGCCGCAGTCATTCTGTCACTCCTTTTCTGAAGTTATTTCGTTCTTGGACTCGAGCCACAGCCGAAGCCTCTTGGGATAGAAGACGGCGGTGAAAATCGAATATTGCCCCGGTGCCTTATCATCGACAATGATCCAGTAGCCTTTCAGCTTGAACCACACGCCGATGATAATAAGAATATTGAAGAACCAGTTGATGTGACTGCCAGTGATACCATAGTCCTCTTTCCAGCTGACATCAAGAACGTCAGGCAGAATGTCCCAGTAGAACATTCGCATCATTTGGAAAAGCGCCATCATCCAGATGCCGGTCCCGATGAAATCGATGGATGCTTCACGCGGACGACGGACATACCGACGAAACCCAAAGATGAGCAGTGCCAGCATTCCGATGGCGATG